CCGTCCTGCATGGATTTTGCAAAACGTATCATCGCCGAAGACCGGGAAGACTGGAAGCGAATGTCGATGACAGTGGGCATTATTCCCGACATCAAAGGCTACGACCGACAAACCATTATTGACCTGGTACGCAAAGCGCCAAAGGCCGTACATAACGGTAATCCTGATCTTCGCCGGACGTGGTGCGAAAGCTTTCTTGCCGTTCATGGTGTTCGCGATCCGGACTGGTACGAATATGTGCCTGATAACACCCCAACAACCCATGAAGAAAATGCAGCAAGACTTCGTCAGGCGGGCAAATGTCTGCGGGATATTGAGGCAGGGAGATTTCAGTGTGATGAAGAAAAACAGCAACCGACAGGCGAACTGGCAGATGAACCAGCAACGCCTGAAGCAGTGGAACAGGACACAACTGAACATCATCCGGACCCGCAGCCGCTGGAGAATGAGTCACCTGTAAGCCAGACAGAAGCAGGCTACCAGAAAATACGGGCAGAACTGCACGAAGCACGTAAAAACATTCCACCCAAAAACCCGGTTGATGTTGGTAAACAACTGGCAGCCGCGCGCGGTGAATATGTCGAAGGCATCAGCGACCCGAACGATCCGAAGTGGGTTCATAACAATTACAGCGCCTCAAATCAGGGTGAAAAAGAAGAAGTGGTGCCGGAGGAAAAACAGCCAGCAGCAGAGCCGGAGGCTGTCACCAGAAACGCAGACGGGACTTTCGACGTTTCAGCGCTGTTCAGTGCCCCCTCAAATCAGATCGAAAAAATGGAAGCCAGAACAGAAATAGATGGAGAGATGCGGAAAGAAAGCAACCAGCGGGAAACGGCTGGTGATGCAGTGCAGGAAATTACAGCAGACGGTGGATCAGGTACTGGCGGTGATGAAGCAGGCGAAGCGGCAGATTCCATAGAAAACGGAAATTTCACTGTCCCTGATGATATACAGCCAGGTATTTACTATGACATCCCTAACGAGGCGTATCACGCTGGCCCCGGCGTCAGTAAATCACAGCTTGATGATATCGCAGATACACCAGCAATTTATCTTTGGCGCAAAAATGCCCCCGTGGACACGGAGAAAACAAAATCTCTCGATACAGGAACGGCTTTTCACTGCCGGGTACTGGAACCAGAGGAATTCAGTAAACGCTTCATCATCGCACCGGAGTTTAACCGCCGTACCAGTGCAGGAAAAGAAGAAGAGAAAACCTTTCTGGAAGAGTGCGCCCGGACAGGAAGAACCGTGCTTACGGCAGAAGAAGGCCGGAAAATCGAACTTATGTACCAGAGTGTGATGGCGTTACCGCTGGGGCAGTGGCTGGTTGAAAGCGCCGGATATGCTGAATCATCAGTCTACTGGGAAGATCCGGAAACAGGAATTTTGTGTCGGTGCCGTCCGGACAAAATCATCCCTGAATTTCACTGGATCATGGATGTGAAAACCACTGCTGATATCCAGCGGTTCAGGACAGCTTATTACGATTATCGCTACCACGTACAGGACGCTTTCTACAGCGACGGTTATCGGGCGCAGTTCGGTGAGATACCCACCTTCGTCTTCCTTGTTGCCAGTACAACCACCGAATGTGGGCGTTACCCGGTTGAGATTTTCATGATGGGTGAAGACGCAAAACTGGCAGGTCAGCGGGAATATCGTCGCAATCTGCAAACCCTGGCCGAATGCCTTAATAACGATGAATGGCCTGCCATTAAAACTTTATCACTGCCCCGCTGGGCGAAGGAGAATGCAAATGCCTAAACAGCCACCTATTGCAAAAGCCGACCTGCAAAAAACACAGGGAGCACGCACCCCGACGGCAGTGAAAAAGAACAACGATGTGATCAGCTTTATCAACCAGCCTTCCATGAAAGAACAACTGGCGGCGGCCCTGCCCCGCCACATGACAGCGGAACGCATGATCCGGATAGCCACAACGGAAATCCGAAAAGTTCCGGCGCTGGGTGACTGTGACACCATGAGTTTTGTCAGCGCCATCGTTCAGTGTTCCCAGCTTGGGCTGGAACCCGGCGGCGCGCTCGGTCATGCCTATCTGCTGCCGTTCGGAAACAGAAACGAAAAGTCAGGCAAAAAAAACGTTCAGTTAATTATTGGCTACCGGGGAATGATCGACCTTGCCCGCCGTTCCGGACAGATTGCCAGCCTTTCCGCGCGCGTCGTCCGCGAAGGTGACGATTTCAGCTTCGAGTTTGGTCTGGAAGAGAAGCTGGTACACCGTCCGGGTGAGAACGAAGATGCACCAGTTACTCATGTCTATGCCGTTGCCCGCCTTAAAGATGGCGGCACACAGTTTGAGGTAATGACCCGTAAACAGATAGAGCTGGTCCGGGCACAGAGCAAAGCTGGTGACAACGGCCCGTGGGTTACTCACTGGGAGGAAATGGCAAAAAAAACCGCCATACGCCGCCTGTTCAAATACCTGCCTGTATCCATTGAGATCCAGCGCGCGGTATCAGTGGACGAAAAGGAGACGCTGACTATCGATCCGGCTGATGCGTCTGTCATCACAGGTGAGTACAGCGTCGTCGAAAACGCTGGCGTGGAAGAGAACGTAACCGCATAACGGAGGCTGGCGGTCGCTGACCGCCTGAAATGATAATGAACAAAATCACTGCATTACCCGTAGAGCGCGATAATTACGGTTACTGGACTCACCCGCTGTACGAACAGTTTTGCGATGGTCGTGAGGTTATCTCTCCAGACGAGTTTAATGCCTGGCTGGAGGCTAACGGTTTGGAATGGAAAGTCTCATACCTGGATGACGAGGAAATAGATCCTGACGTTGACGGGTACGACATTTCAACGTGGCAACCAGATCCGCCAGCAGGTAACGGCTGGTTTGTCGGTTCCATTCACGACACCGAAGACGGCGCGGTCTGTATCTGGTTACGCAACGTGCAGGACGGTCATTATGAGTAACAAAATTGTCTTTGTGAACGGCAAATCAAAGTGTGGTTGTGTAATGGCATTCAGTGACGGCGGCGGCGAATACTCAGACGTTCACACAATAATCCCGTGTGCCGAACATTCCATGCCTGAATCGGCACTTACTCAGCGTGATGATATGCGACAGGTGCGCGAACAACTGGAAGAAGCAGAAAAGCAAGTGGAAGAATTAACGATGTGGATTAAGCGTCTGGCCCACTCGCTTAGAAACGCCAGGCCGAACAGCAAGTTACACAGCGCAGCAATGGACTATCTGAGCCATAAAGGATTAATCAGTGTGGAGGATGTATTGAGATGACCACTATTACCAGTAAATTCACTAAAGAGCGCCTGATTGATTGGGCTGTGGTAGCTGTAGCTGAAAGGGGGCGAGATTTAAAGGATGCCCCGGAGTCAGTAGAAGCTGCGGCGAATTTAAAATTAGCTGAAATAGCGTTGGCAGCGCTTACCGCTGAACCTGTGCGATATCTAAATAAATTTTCAGGTACATGCGTGACGTTAGAGCAGCAGTCAAACGCTGCTGATGATGTTGCCGTGTATATTCCGCTTTACGCCGCCCCGCCAGCGCCGGTAGTGCCGGAGGAATGCCCTGCCGAGTTGCCATACGCGCAGGTTAAGGCAGTCGCTGACCTGTTCGCCCTGTGCTGGCAATCGGGAGAAGTGGTTACTTATACGCCTGACCCAGAAAAGGCGACCATCTGGCTAAATAACTACTCGGGAACTTGCGTTCAGGAATACGTGAAGCTTGAACGACTGCAAGAAGCGCTGGCTGGCAACTCTCCGGTAACTCCGGATGGCTGGAAACTGGCCCCCGAAAAGGCAGACGAAGACATGATTGCTGAAGGAAATATTATGGCGTCATGCATGATTGAGACAGTCGGGAAAATTGACGTGTCATTAATTTATGGTGCGATGCTGGCAGCAGCACCGGAAAAGGAGACCGGACCATGTACAAAATAACCGCCATCGTCAAAAAGCCGGGTAATTCCCCGACAAACTGGGTTCGTTTTTCTGACAAAAAAGTGAATAAAGCCGAGTGTGAAAAAATGCTGTCCGGCAGAACTGAAGCCGGAAAATCACGCGAAGAGAAAGTCACGCTGGAAGAGTTTAAATGTATTAAGGAATAAAGATCGCCTGCTGAATAATTAATTAACCGTAAAAATGCTTTTAAACACCGCTCACGCGGCGGGATTCGTACAGCCTGAAAACAGGAAAACAGCGTGGAAAAAATATTGTGTTACGCCTTAAACCGCATCGTTGAACTGGAAAATATGCTGCTGCCGGCAATTCCGGAAACCGTCTGGCCTGCTGAGGTGGAGCTTATTTTTTCCCGTACTGAAGGGGCCGGGGATCTTCCAGTACATCACCAGCACAGACTGAAGCACCACATTAACCGTATGTGGCTGGAGCGACTGCCTGTCCCGTCAGTTGTTACCGCCGCTGAGGTGTTGTGTAAGGAAATGGAGAAATACGCGTGAATAACGAAATCATTGTGGATAATTTTGCTGGTGGTGGTGGCGCCAGTACCGGAATAGAAATGGCGATCGGTCGCAGCGTTGATATTGCCATCAACCACGACCCGAATGCTGTTGCAATGCACACAACTAATCATCCCGACACGCTGCATTATTGTGAGTCGGTTTTTACCGTTAACCCCAAAATAGTGACCGCTGGCCGTCCCGTCGCGCTGGCGTGGTATTCCCCTGACTGCCGCCATTTTTCCAAAGCCAAAGGCGCAAAGCCCGTGGAGAAGTCAATTCGTGGGCTGGCATGGATCGCGCTTCGCTGGGGGCTGGAGGTAAAGCCACGGGTAATGATGCTGGAAAACGTGGGCGAGTTCAGAACGTGGGGACCGCTGCTTGCCGGGGAAATGCGTCCTGATCCTGAACGCACCGGAGAAACCTTTGAGGCATTTGTAGGAATGTTAACTACGGGCATTCCCGCGGATCATCCTGCGCTGGTGGAATGCTGTGAGTTTCTGGAAATCGATATTCACAGTGAGCAGGCAAATCGACTGGTCAACGGTCTGGGTTATACCGTTGAATACCGGGAATTACGCGCCTGCGATTATGGCGCGCCGACCATCCGTAAGCGGTTCTTCATGGTGGCGCGTTGCGACGGTCAGCCGGTTGTATGGCCGGAACCAACCCACGGAGATCCGAAATCAGAATCGGTGAAATCGGGGCGTCTGAAACCCTGGAGAACCGCAGCGGAATGCATCGACTGGTCAATTCCGGCACCGTCAATTTTCGGGCGCAAAAAGCCGCTGGCTGAAAATACCTTAAAGCGCATCGCGCGTGGCATACAGCGATTTGTTATCAACAATGCGTCGCCGTTTATCGTGAAGTGCAACCACACCAGCACCAAAACGAGTTACGACTGTTTTCGCGGTCAGGGTTTACAGGAACCGCTACAGACAATCACAAAAAAACACGGTTATGCCGTGGCAGTCCCTCATCTTACAAAATTCCGTACCGGCGCTATGGGGCAAAATGTCACAGACCCCGCGCCCACCATCACCGCAGGCACATCGACGCGACCGGGTGGAAACGGTCATGCCCTGGGTATTGTTGAGGCCGCATTAACACCTTTTCTGGCTGGTAATGGTGGCAGCGAGTACCAGGCAAAACCGAGACCGCTGGATAAACCCGCGCATACCATTCTGAAACAGTCCCGTGCCTGCCTGATCGCCCCGGTCATTACCCGCCAGTTCGGGGCCAGTATCGGTCATCGGGCAGACGAACCGGGCGCCACTGTCACCGCTGGCGGTGGCGGGAAAAGCCAGTTAACGACCGCCACGCTTATTCAGATGGGCTATGGAGAACGTCCCGGCCAACAGCCTCGCGTACTCCAGCTCGGAAAACCGCTGGGCACGGTCACTGCCGGCGGCGGTAAGTTTGCTATCACCAGCGCATTCCTGGCGAAACACTACGGTGGGAATTATACGGGGCCAGGTATAGGACTGGAGGAACCTGCGCACTCAATAACAACTGTCGATCATCACGCTGTTGTATCCGCGCACCTTATGGTCAATAACACAGGACATGCTGGCGGCGCTGCTGATTCACCTGCTCACACAGTAACAACGGGAAATCATCATGCAATTCTGGCATCCCACCTGGTCAAATTGCGCGGCACCTGCCGGGATGGTCAACGTGTTGACGAGCCGATGCCGACGGTCACGGCAGGAGGCCTGCATGTAGGTAATATCGAGACCAGCCTGGCTGTCGATGAGTACGACGAAGAACGCGCACAACAGGTACTGGCGTTCCTGCGGAAATATTGCAGAGAAAACTGCACTGGTCTGGTCACTGTCGGCGGAGTGGTTTACCGCATCGTAGATATCGGAATGCGGATGCTGCAACCGCGCGAACTCTACCGCGCCCAGGGATTTCCGGACTGGTACATCATTGAGCATGATTTTCGTGGTGTGAAATATGCGAAGGACAAGCAAGTAGCGCGCTGTGGTAATGCCGTTCCGCCGCAGTTTGCTGAGGCGCTGGTGCGTGCGAATCTGCCGGAATTGTGCGTCAACGGGGAGGGAATTGCAGCATGAAGAAGCCTGTCTGTATGTTCTGCGGCGCCCCGGCCACCCTGCTTTGTGACGGGATCATCGGATGGGATGCCGATGAGGATGAACACGGACACATGACAAAATGTCGAGCCATGTTCACCTGCGATGCGCCCGTGTGCCGGAACTGCGCTACATGGCATGGCAACATATTTTTCGATGGAAAGATCCGGATGATGGATACACGCGACCTTTGCCCCCTGTGCCAGAAGTTACACGAAGCCGGCGAATCCATACGCGTTGCAGAGCACCGGAAAAACTCCGATCTGCCGCAACCCTGCCTGACTGAAGAGCAGGCTGACAGGATACGCGCCGCACATTGGGCAGGATTTACAGGACGGCGCGCCGGAGATGTAAAAGTTTTACCGGGCGGCGGTCAGCAGTCCTTTAAATTTTACCCTGATCATTGATGTTCAACCCTGACCGACCGCCACGCCGTATATTTGGCGGCGGTCATGAAGTAAAGAGACATGACTATGAGCTTTGTGAGACTTGAAACCTGGGGTGAATTAAATTATCCCGATGATCCGCCACCTCTCACAACACTAAGACGATGGGCGCGAAACGGAAATATTTACCCGACTCCAGTATTACATGGCAGAACGTATCGGGTTGATCCGGACGCGTTTTATATCAAGCCGAATAAAGTGGGACTGGTGCTTGAACAGCACCATCCTAACGGGCGAACTGGTAAAAAAAGTGCGTTGCTGGAGCGGTTAATAAATGAGTCAAAAAAAGTATGATGCCAATCTACCTAAAAATCTAACATATCGTAAAAATGATAGGGCATTTTACTGGCGAAACCCAGTTACCAAAAAAGAAATTGCCCTAGGCCAAATTGCTCGCCGTGATGCCGTGGCACAGGCAATTGAAGCAAATAATTATATTTACCAGAACTACACCCCTGCCGCCCTGATAGAAAAGTTAAAGGGGAGCGATACGTTTACCGTTTCAATGTGGATAGACCGCTATGACGTGTTACTAAAACGACGGGATTTAGCGGCCAACACATACAAAATTCGCGGCAATCAGTTAGCGACCGTGCGCGAAAAAATGGGGGAAATGATACTGGCAGATGTGACCACGCGGCATATTGCTGAGTTTCTGGAATCATGGATCGCGGAAGGTAAAAACACGATGGCGGGGGCGATGAGGTCTGTACTATCTGACATGTTTCGTGAGGCAATTGTGGAAGGAAGAATAACAACGAATCCGGTTGAGCCAACCCGAGCACCTGAAATTAAGGTGGCCAGGGAACGCCTGCAACTGGAAACATATAACGCCACTCGAGCGGCAGCAGAGCATATGCCTGCATGGTTCCCTCTCGCGATGGATTTAGCGCTCGTTACTGGTCAACGTAGGGAGGATATCGTAAATATGAAATTTAGTGATATCGTTGATGGTCGCCTACACGTAACCCAGATAAAGACAGGAATGAAGATAGCATTCCCCCTATCCCTGAACCTTGAGGCGCCAGGGTTACGTCTGGGAACGGTTATCGATCGCTGCCGGCTGGTAAGCCGAACTGATTTCATGATCAGTGCAGGAATCAGGAAAAATAGCCCGACCGGGAATATTCACCCGGATGGGCTGACAAAGAAATTTGTAAAAGCCAGAAAAATTTCAGGCGTTAAATTTAGTGATAACCCACCGACATTTCACGAGATCCGTAGCCTGGCTGGTCGGCTGTACAAAGACGAACGCGGCGAGGAATTCGCTCAAAAACTACTGGGCCACACCTCAGAGAACACCACGAAACTCTATCTCGATGAACGCGATAATAAAGCTTACGTGATGCTCTGATTTTGCTGTAAAAGAAATGTTAAACTGGATTTGGATGTGGTATAACCCAAAAGACCGGAATACAGAAATTCGAGGAAATTTCGAGGAATTTCGAGGGGAAACACATAACCCATTGATTTGTAATCGAAATAAAAAGAGACCGAATACGATTCCTGTATTCGGTCCAGGGAAATGGCTCTTGGGAGAGAGCCGTGCGCTAAAAGTTGGCATTAATGCAGGCTAAATCGCCTTGCCCTTTAAGAATAGATGACGACGCCAGGTTTTCCAGTTTGTGACGAAGGTGATTGAAAAAACCTGGCGTATTGTCTGTCATCAGAGATAAAAAAACCGTAAGCCTTTTCGTGAAGGTTTACGGTTTTTTATTAAAAATCAGTCAGCTATTGGATGGATCACAAAGCTTTTGCGCACGTTCGATAAACGGCGCCAGACTCATTTTCTCACCGGGCTTCGCCGGGTTATCGATTTGAATGACGGCAATAGGCTGAGCGCGCGTTTTACCCTCCGCTACTTGCTGTTCGGCAATGGCATTCAAGGGATACTGCACCAGCGTACTGGGGTTGATCACATAGAGCGCCTGGCCAGGCCGACAGGTCAACATGACCTCTTCCCGATTAAACGCCCACTTGTCTTTTCCTACTTCAAAACGACTTACGGTAATCACCTGCGGCGCCGCCAACGCTACGCCCGAAGTGGCCAGCAGAAGCGCCGGAAGGAGTATTTTTTTCAT